CCCCATGTATTACTGTGCTGCTGTGTTATGCCTGCTTTGCGCGTCTCACCGTTACCGGCAAGAAGTCAGAGAAGCGCGAAGCTAATCCGTTTGCCGCATTGCCATGCTTGGCAACCCATATGGATAAGGCAGACGCTATATCTTCCATAGTGGCAGAGTCGGAGATTGCGACAGTGACCTTGTTGTTACCTGCGACTGTCTGACCGGCCGGCACTTTCGTTGCCTGTTTTGGCAGACGCTTAAGTGCGACTTGCACTGTTTCGCTCTTGCTAAGTGTCAGACCTGCGCGGAAAGCTTTGCGACACTCCGATAACCTTGTCTTGAGTACGTTCAAGGCCATAGTCTGACGTTCGCTATCCGCAGCTGCAATGCGAGCACGTGCAGCTGTGGCCAGCTCGCCCGGAACATAAGTCTTTGCCTTCGGCGCTTCGCCATTGCCGAACATGGCGTCAAACCCCTTCTTATCGTTTGGCTTGAACGTTGCGAAGATTGAAGCGATGACTAAGGCGAACTTGGCAGACGCGTCTGCTGTATTGATACGCGCCTCAGCTACGATAGTCAGTAGTTCAACGGCTTGTGATACTAGATTGATCTTTGCCATGATGTTTCCTTTGAGTAGGTTATGTGTGAGGATGTCCCCATCACAACTTCATTGTATGCATACACAGCTTAGTTACTATAGTTACCTAGGCGCATGCGTAAGTAATTCTTTTTCTCCTGACAGACCCCCCGAGGGGGGAAATGAGTGCGCGCGGGGGCCAGTGTAAGTCCCCCTCTCCGCAACAGAATCTACGAAAATTCCAAACTTATATCCCTTTTACCCCTTTGCATCTCCCCCAACATCTGCTAGGCTTCGCTTGTCCTAATACCCCAACGTACACAGGAGAACCATCATGTACTCATCCCTGATCCCCGCCCAGTACACACGCATTGCAGGTGACACCACCGAACACGCCATCATGCAGAAGCGCGGCATCCTGTTCGGTATCGTCCCATCCAACACCACGGTGGGAACGGTGACCATCAAAGACGCTCATAATGTCGCAGACGGTACAGCGATCACCATGGACGTCGCCGCCATTGGCCTGACGCAGGTGGGGAAAGAGTACGGACCCTACGGCGTCGAGCTGACTGCAGGGTTGACGATCCAGCTCAGTTCGGCCTCCGATTCAATCCTCGTAATCTGGGCACCCTACAACCAATAGGCTTCTATCTCTTGACTCCCTTACTGCCGAAGTGTATGCTCACACCTACGAGAGTCTAGGAGCGGTACTATGGGAAAAGAAGAGATTAAGTTTTGTTCGTGCTGTGGCCTCCCCTTCCCGAAGCATGACTTCGGGAAAAACCGGCAGACCCCGGATGGATTGGCCTACTACACCAAGGCCCATGCAGCACAGAAGCAGAAGACGTTTCGGGTGACGCACCCTGAGCAGGTGCGCGACTCGCGTGAGCGGTATCTGAACAAGCTGCGGGAGCGCAATTCGGCATGAGCTTCGAGGCCCACTACCTCTCGCCGATCCGGCCGACGAACCCCGCTGAGCTCGGGTTCCCGCTCATGCTGGTGTACGAACTTGCACTGGCAGAGTCACCGGTCAAGGACATCTGTGAGGCGTGGGGGCTGACCAAGGATGCACTTACTTCGCTGATTCAGCATCCACGGTTCGTCGCGACTTACGACAAGGCGTGCGAGGATCTCCTCGATCCGGAGATGGCCATCAAGATCAAGGCCATGATGGTGTCCGAGGAGGGCTTGAAGACGGTGTTCACCATTATGCAGAACAGCGAAGTGGCGCCAGCCGTACGGCTTGACGCGGTAAAGCTCGCCAACGCCATGGCCGGCATCGGGCAGAAGGGCAGCGAAGCCGCAGGCGGCGGGGGCAGCCACTTCTCGATCAATATCGACCTCCGGGGCGGATCAGGCGAAGCCAACGTACGTACGCGGCTCCCCCGCATCATCGACGTTGAGTAAATTTACTCATTAAGGTTAGCGAGCACTCACTAATGTCCAACCCCGCGAATTCAGTGAATTACGTACCACCACCCACTATCAGGGAGTTCATACGTGACTATTCCCCCGGCGAGTTATTTTTTAACTGGATCATCGGCCCAGTGGGCAGCGGCAAGACCACTGGCATATTCTTCAAGCTTGCATACATGGCCAGCCTACAAGAAAAGTCTCCTCGCGATGGTATTCGTCGCAGCAGGGCTGTCATTGTACGCAACACTATGCCGCAGCTGCGCGATACCACCATCACCAGTTGGAATTACTGGTTCAAGGATCCACAGGCCGGGAACTGGCGCGCCAGCGAAAGCAAATTTACCCTTAAGTTCAACGACGTGGAGTGTGAGGTGCTCTTCCGGCCGCTCGATACGCCAGACGACGTGGCTCGGGTACTGTCGCTTGAGGTAACGTTCGCCATCCTCGATGAGTTCGTGCAGATTGACAAGAGCATCGTCGAAGCTCTGGCCGCTCGCTGTGGCCGGTTCCCGCCGCCGATCGACGGCGGGGCGACCAACTGGGGCATGTGGGGATCAAGCAACCCGGGCAATGAGGACAGCTGGTGGTACGAGCTGTTGGAGGACAACCCACCAGTCAACTACGCCTACTACAAGCAGCCGAGCGGGTTCAGCCCGGACGCGGAGAATGTCGAGAATCTTCCGGGCAAAGTGATGTACTACAAGTCACTCGCCGAGGGGAAATCGGAGCACTGGGTCAAGCAGTTCATCGAGGTCTGCTGGGGCTACAGCCTTGATGGCACCCCGGTACTGAAAACCTACCAGTCACCGATCCACGTCAGCAAGAAGCCACTGCGCTACAACCCCTTCCTACCCTTGGTTGCAGGCTTGGACCCGGGGCTCGCCGGCAGCGCGCTGATCTTCGGGCAAATGGATATGGACGGGCGCCTGCTGGTGCTCTCCGAGCTGGTGCAGAAGGGTTACGGCGTCGACCGGCTAATCACTGAGCGGCTACGCCCACACCTGCGCCTGAAGTACCCGAACCTGCGCGAGTTCATGATCAGCCCGGACCCTGCCGCCACAGGGCGGAGCAACAGCGACGAGAAGGCGGTCATCGACACGCTCAAGAAACATAAAATCCCATTCAAGTTTGCCGACATGAACAATTCGCTGGCGACACGTGTGCAGGCCATGGAGTACTTCAGCACGCGGCTGACGCCGAATGGCCCCGCGTTGCTGCTGGATCCGGAGCTCAAGGCTCTCCCCCGGGCGCTGCAGACGGGATGGCGCTATAAGATCAAGAAGGACAACGAGCAGACCTCGGAGCCGGAGAAGAACCAGTGGAGCCATCCGGCGGACGGGTTCGGGTATCTCTGCAAGTGGTTCGCGAATACCGATCCGGACTACACCAAGTACGCCCGAAGGGCCATAACCCGGGGCGCGGCTGCCCCCAACTATCATGTACGCTGAGTGTGTAGTACCATAATGGCTCAATTACCGATTACTCCATGGGGGAGCAGGACATGGCCAACGCACTGCAAGTGAGTACTAACCCAGTGACCAGCGTGCTGCAGGAGTCCATGCGCACCCCGGACTTCGACCAGCTACGGCAGCTCGGCCAACGGCTCGGCCAGCTGTTCCTTGAGTACGAGCGTGACCGCCGGCTGGCCGAGCTGCGCTGGACGAAGGCCGCACGGCAGTTCCTCGGGCAGTACGATCCGGAAGTGGAACGCACGCTGGATAACACACGTAGTCGGGCCTACCCGAAACTCACTCGTGTGAAATGCGTGTCGATGCTCTCGCGGCTGATGAACCTGTTATTCCCGGGCACCGAGAAAAACTGGAGCGTCACCTGCTCCAAGGTACCAAACCTGAGTGAAGAAGATCTGCAGATGGTGTTCGACGCCATCGGGCTCAACTCGGACCCAAATATACCGCTTGAAGACAAGATCATCGAGCTGGCCATCATGGAGTTCGCCAAGGAGCGCAGCCACAACCTTGAGCTGGAGATCGAAGATCAGCTGCAGGAACTGGGCGGTGACCGGCAGGTGGACTATGTGGCGCTCTGCCGCAAGGTGCTGATGAGCGGGATCATCTATGGTATGGGAGTCCTGAAGGGTCCGTTCGCGCGCATCCAGCGGCAACGTACGTGGAAGCGCAACGAGGCAGGGCAGCTCGTTGCGGAAGCCTTCGATGCTTACCGGCCGCAGTACGAGTTCACCTCGCTCTGGGATTACTACCCCGACATGAGCGCCAAGTACCTGCACCAGATGGATGGGCAGTTCCAGCGCATCGTCATGTCCCGTCACCAGCTCCGTGATCTCGCGGATCGACCGGACTTTTTCAAATCGGTCATCCTGAAATACCTCGTCGAGCACCCGAAAGGCAACTACTCACGCCGCCCCTATGAGGCTGAAATCAAGGCCATGGGCGCGCAGATGAACGTCAATGACCAGCAAGGGCGCAAGTACGAAGTCATCGTCTGGGATGGGTACATCTCAGGGCACGAGCTGAAATTTGCGGGTATCGAGGTCGCAGAGGACAAGCTCTCCGAGCAGACTGAAGCGATTGTCTGGATACTCGACGGAGAAGTCATCAAGTGTGATGTGAATCCGTGGGTGGAGCTCGATGTTAACTTTAAGGTTAACACCTACCACCACTTCATTTTCGAAGAGGATGAGTCGACCATCACGGGGAACGGCTTGCCCAACATTATGCGTGACAGCCAGATGGCGGTGGCATCCGGATCACGGATGCTGCTTGACAACGCCTCAGTGACGTGTGGGCCGCAGCTCGAAGTCAATCTGGCACTGCTGCGCGCGGACCAAGACCTTACCTCGGTACACGCCTATAAGACGTGGTACCGCGAGGATATTGGTGCTGACGTCAACTCACAGGCCGTGCGCAACATCACCATCGACGCGCACATGACAGACCTGCTGAAGGTCATCGAGCTGTTCCAGAACTTCGCGGACACCGAAACCTTCGTCAACCGGTGGCGACATGCAGAAGGGGCCGTCCGAGCCCTTCCGCACGGCCACTGGTGCGTCGATGCTACGCGGCGATGCCGCGCTCCCCTTCAAGGATGTGGTACGCAATTTCGACATGTTCACCCAGTCAGTGATCAGCTCGGTCATTGCGTTCAACATGCAGTTCAACCCGAAGAAAACGATCCGGGGCGACCACCAAGTCATCCCGCGCGGCGCCACCAGCCTGATCGCCAAGGAGATCCGGGGGATGGTGCTGGACAATCTGGCCACCACGCTCTCACCGGATGACGCCCGTTACCTGAACCGCTGGAACCTGCTCAGAGAGCGGCTGGCAGCACGCGATGTAGACGTGTCTGATGGCATCCTCTGCACCAAGGAAGAGGCCAAGCAGCGCGATGCACAAGCAGCACAGGACGCCAAGGATAAGAAAGATCAACTCGACGCACTCATGCGTGCCGAGACACGCCAGATCCTCGCGGATGGTGTCAAGGCGCTCACGCAGGGCGACAAGAATGCGGCTGCAGCGGACGCGACTACGGCCAAGACGCAGATCGACGTAGCGAACCACATGCTCGACCAACTCGAAGGAGCAGTAAATGACGACACTACAGGAACAGCTTCAGCTTCGGGCAACGGAAATTCAGGACAGCCGAAGGGTGCTGCACAACAGCCGGGACGAAGCAACGGGGCACGCCCTGTCGCGGCTGCTAAATCATCATCTGGAGCAAGCGCGCCGGCAGCTTGAGACTGCCGACGAGGCCGCATTCAAAGGGCTTCAAGGCGAGATCAAGACGATTCGCAAGTTCCTTGAGTACCAGACACAACCCGCCATTAACCTACCCAACAAGGATTGATCATGCCTCCAGTTGACCAAGCTACGGCTGTAGCTGAAACCGATACCAGCAACGACTTTGACGCAGTCTTCGCGTCCATCATGGATGACAAGCCAAATGAAACTACCACGCCGGCAGCGGCTGCCAGTGCAGCAATCCCTTCGGATCATGTTGAACAACCCAGTCAGTCGGGGGATGGCGCTGATAGTGCAGCGCAACCTGCGCAAGCGGGAGGAGACGCCGCTGTTGCGGATGACAAGGGACAACCCGCTGGTACAGACGCAGATGCTGGTGGCGGTGACACAGGCGGTCAGGGCGAGATAGACTGGCCGGCGAAGTTTGCCGAGCTTGAGGCCAGACTGGCTGCGCAGCCTACAGCTCCTGCAGCGCCCGCAGCTCCTGCTGCCCCGGCGGCAGAGGTCAAGGAAGTGCCGCTCTACACCCCGGAAGAGACAACCGAGCTCGACGGGCTGAAGAAGGAGTGGCCAGATCTCTTCCGCATGTTCGAGCTGATGGCGCGCAAGACGGAATTCAACGTGGTGAAGTACACCTTCGGCGAAATGGGTAAGGTATTGACGCCGTTGCAACAGTCTGTCAGCGTAATTACTGGCAATGACCACACAAACGCAATATACTTAGCACACCCGGATTACGATCAAGCATATAATCCGTGTATGGAGTGGATCGAGAACCAACCCCCATTCCTGAAGCAAGCGTACAAAAATGTTGTAAAGGAAGGAACCTCTGCAGACGTGGTTGAAATGATGCAGAAGTTCAAGGAAGAGACGAAGTGGGTCGCTCCAACGTCGGCAACGCCAGCAGCACCGGCCAAGCCAGCTGTGAAGCCAGCCACCCCGGCTCAACCAGCCGAACTCTCTGAAGCAGCCAAAAAAGCGGCGCAGGCTATCGGGGTGGTAGGCACGAAGCGTGGTGGGGCACCGGCAGCCCAAGATCCGGCAGATTTTGACGGAGCGTGGGACGAGGCCAACACCACAAAATAACGCAAAATTAGGAGAGCGCAATGGCTCAACAAATCAAAATCTCTGCAGAACCTATCTCCAACTTGGAGAAGAAGCTGTTTGCAGCGGTGGCGGACGATCTTGCGGCGATTCGTGCACAGTTAGGAGTACTCACGGCCAAGCTTGATGCTGACGCGGGTACCACCGACACCAACTACACCGCACTTGTCGCAACCCCGCTGGTCGTCGTCACTACTAGGTAACGACCCATTTTATGACTGTCAAGGAGACTCATCATGGCTAACGCCGTATCGTATGGCGACATCTCGCCACGTACTGCTGCATACGTTGTCAAGCAACTGCTCGACCGTGCAGCCCCTGTGCTGATGCTGGAGAAGTTTGGCCAGTCTCAGCCCATCCCACAGAATGCCACCAAGTCCGCCAAGTGGCGTCGTTACTTCCTGTCAGGCTCGACCGGTTCGGCCGCGTCAGGCTCGGGTAACTTCTACGTACCGCTGGCGCTGACCCCGCTGGTTGAAGGTGTGACCCCTGCCGGCAACAAGCTGGCGAACGTCGACTACACCGTCACCCTGAATCAGTATGGCGACTATGTCACCATCACTGATGTGGTCCAAGACACCCACGAAGATCAGGTGTTGAAAGAGGCCGTCGACATCCTCGGCGAGCAAGCCGCGTACACGCTCGAAACCATCCGCTACAACGTCGTCAAGGCCGGAACCAACGTGTTCCGTCTGGGCGCCGCTGGTGCAACGGTGGGCGCACGTAACTTGGTCAACGGCCCGATGGCTCTGGGCGTGCAACGCTCGATCACCACGGCACTGAACCGCCAGAATGCACGTCGGTTCACCAAGGTCGTATCGTCCAACGCCAACTTCCGTACGGAGCCGATTGAGGCCGCGTATGTCGCCCTCTGCCACCCGGATCTTGAAACTGACATCCGCCAGATGGCTGGCTTCATTCACACCAAGCAGTACGGCACCGCAACGCCGTGGGAGAATGAGATTGGTTCGGTCGAAGGCGTACGTTACCTGTCGTCCACGATCTTCACGCCGTTCGCAGATGCAGGTGCAGCCGGTACCGTAACCTACCGTTCTACCGGTGGGTCAAACTGGGATGTGTACCCGATCATCTACCTCGCACGTGACGCGTTCGGCATCGTGCCGCTCAAGGGCAAGGACTCGATCACCCCGATGGTGGTCAATCCGAAACCGGCCCCGGGCGATCCTCTCGGTCAACGCGGAACGGTCGGCTGGAAAGCCTACCAAGCAGCGGTGATCCTGCAGGATGCGTTCCTGATCCGCGCCGAGGTCTGCGCAACCGCCTAACACGGGCACTGAGTAGGGGGCTTCGGCCCCCTGTTCTGACACTTATCAAGGAGATTTACCATGGGTATCGCCACTCAGAACGTCACCAACACCTCGGGTATCGTAAACTCGTGTGTGATGGCCTTCACCACGGATGCCGTTGCGGCTGCGGACACGATCTTTTCGTTCGGGTTCAAGCCACGCATGATCCGCTTCGTCAACATCACCGACCGCCTAACCAGTGAATTCGCTGAAGGCATGCCGGCGACCAACACGCTGGATACTGCTGCAGCCGGCACGCGCACACTCGGCGTAGCCAGCTCCATCGTCGTCAATGCTGACAACACGGTTACCGTGAAGGCCGCATTGATGGTGGCCAGCAAGTCGTTCTACATCGAAGCGAACGGCTAATCGCCGGCAAGGGCAGGGGGCTTCGGCCCCCTACTTCCATGTCACGCATACCGGAGCCGATAGCCATGAGCGAAGATGTCCTGCGCATTGAGAAGCTGGAGAACGGCTTCGAGGTGGAGGTCTACGACGAGAAGATCGCCGAGGCCAACCGCAAACCCAAGAACGTAAGCTACGAGTCACCATGGAAGGCTTACGCATTTTCGACGAAGGAAGAGGTGGTCGCGTTCGTCAGCAAAGAACTCGATAAGCTCCCCAAGTCGACCCAAGAAGAATTCGACGGCGCGGCAACAGCCGCATTTAAGGAGTAATACCATGACGAATGAATCCAACGCAGCTCCTGCCCCCAAGGCTCCAACTCCCGGACTTGACCCCAATGCGAACCCTGCGCTGGGCCAAGACGATGCTGACGCGGAAGTGGCTGCTGCCGCTGAAGTACAAGCCAAGATTGACGAAGCTGTTGCTGCCGCTGTTGCCGCCACACTGGCCAGCAAGCAGGCAGAAATTGACGAAGCTGTCGCTACCGCACTGGCGAACCAAGCCCCCGTCGAAGCCGCACCCCCGCCCTTGCCGGCCGAAGCCAAGCGCATTCGGATCATCCTTGAAGAGAGCGATGACATCCCGCCAACTGGGCTGTTCCTCGGTGTTAACGGACGCTCGTACATGATCCGCCCGGGCGAAGAAGTCGATGTCCCAGAAGAAGTCATCCACTGCCTGAACGACGCTGTTGGGTCTACCCCCCGCACCGACCAGCAAGGCAACGTGGTCGACTACCGCAACAAGCTGCGCTTCCCCTATCGCATCCTGTCGTCTGAGCTCTGATCATGAAAGCCGTCGAACTCCTTGATACGCTCCGTGAGGACGTGCTGAAAGATATGTCGTCCCCACCCATGTGGTCAGACCGGCGTCTTATTCAGCTCCTCAACGAAGCGTACATTGAGTTCGCCGAGAAAACGCTGATCATCCGCGATTCGACCTCGGACTTCACAGTCATCACGCTGCAGTCTGGGGTCGCCCAATATACGTACGGCGAGGAAATTCTCTCGGTGTACTCAGCAAAGATCACGGGGCGCACAAACAACCTTGAGCGCTTCGGTAACACCGAGATGAACTCGGAGCCACAGCCTAGCGACACGCTGGCATGGCTGCAGATCATCAACAATGCCCCCGACACTGTAGGCGAACCCCGGGCGTTCTCTACAGACGATAGCTTGCGCACGTTCGTCGTCTACCCAACACCTACAGACGCTGAAGATGGAATGACCATCAACATGCGTGTCGCGCGGCTGCCGCAAGAGTACCCTGATGAGGACAACCTTGATGTCGAAATGGAAATCCCCCGTCAGTACGTGCTTGGGCTGACCCACGGCGCCGCTGCTACGGCTTATACGGATCAGGACGCGGATGGCGGGGATCCAGTAAAAGCCAAGTTCCAAAAAGATAAGTTCAATGAGTACATTGAGCGGGCCAAAAAAGGCGTCCGCCGGCAAATGTTCCAGCCACTTACGTGGGGTTTCGGAAGAGCAGGCTTTAGTCATTCGTGAGTACCGTGTAGAATCTCACGAAATCAGTAGGAGATCCACATGGCAAATATCGCGCAAGAGACACCCGATCCTTCACAAATTGCGCGGAGGCTCGCGGGTACGGCACTGACTCCTCCCGGACCATCTTCAGCAGGCGCAATCGACGGAGCACCCTACGTCAACCCCAACGCAGCAGTGCACCCTGCCGTGCAGGCCGCTGGGGCAGCAGCAAGCAACGACCCCAGTAAGAGTATCCAGCTCACTGCGGCGGGGAGTGCAGCCAACCGCCCGACGATTGAGGGTGCACCCAACAATGGTGGCCCCTCCACAGGCGTAGGCATGCAGTTCCTGTCAGACATGTGGAATGGGAAGTACAACGGTGCCGGCATGACGCCGGTTGCAGGTGCGCCTACCGCAGCCCCAGCAGCGCCCACTCCGACTACCCCTGCCGCTGCGCCTGCGGCACCGGTACTCATGCCGATGAATGGGCAGTTTGATTCCGAGTCGCAGACGCCTGCAGCAGCCACACCTACGCCTGCAGCTCCTGTACTACCAACTGCAGCGCCCGTGGCAGGAGCCCCCGCTCCCGCGCCATCGGCCGGGACGATCACCATGGGCGGAAAGACGGTGAGTATCCCGCAAGGCGCTTCGCCGCAGCCGACTGGCCCTCTTGACGCCTACGGCAACAGCACGGCAGCCACCACACAAATGCAGGGCGAACTATCACGTATTCGTGCCGAGAAGGCACAGAGCGACCAGCAGAACCAAGCCACACAGGCCGGGTATGAGAAGGACGCCGATGCGCGGGATGCCAAGCAGAAGGCATGGTCTGATGAAGTCAGTGCGTCATCAATCGTCAACCGCCCGCAGACGCCGATGATCGGCGGAGGCAGCCCTGCCCAGATCCAAGCACAGGTTGCGCTTGCTGGGATTAACCAGCAGGCCCAGAATGCTCGCCTGTCCCATGCGGGCGTGATGGCGGGGCATGCCATACAGCAACGTGGGCAGGACATCAATGCCGGGACAGCGACGCGTGGGCAGGACATCAGTGCCGGGACAGCGGCACGCGGACAGGATCTGTCTGCAGGATCCGCGCACGAGGGGCATCTGGTGCAGGCACAGAACGCCGCACTGTCATCAGACACGCAGCTGGCCACCAACGCCAACACGAACAACACGGCGCTCCTGACCAACGCCAACACGGTGGAAGGATCCAAGCGCAACACAGATGTGACATCAGCGGCGCACGTGGTTGCAGCGAAGGCTACAGCTGAAGCAGCTGCGAAGCACTACTCCATGGTTGCGCAAGGGTGGCACCCCGGGACGATGCCGGGGACGTACTATCGGACGGGTCTGGATGGCGGGATTCAGGAATGGAACCCGACCATGGCCGCAATAAAAGGTGCCCCTAAAGCGAAAGCTCC